CGGTTACCGACCTTCTGATAGGCCCCCACTTCCAGCACCTTCACCACCGGATCGCTCTCAATTGCCGCGCTCCAGTTGTCGCCCATGTAGCCGCGAAACGTGCCCAAGGCTTCGTCATAGGTGACTTCGAAGTCCAACGGCTCCAGCACGTCCGGCGCCGGCAACGCCGATAGATCCACGATGCTCATACGCTCACCTCAAACAGAAAACGGTCGCCGAGGTACTCGCCGGCAATGCTCAGATTGATTTGCCCGCCCAGCACCGAGAGAGCGCGGACGCGCTCCAGCTTGACGCGCGGCTCCCACCGCCCGATCGCGCGGACCGCCTCGGCTTGCACCGAACTTTTCCAGCCTTCGTTAATCGGCATGTCGACGTACAAGGGGATTTTGCTGCCGTACTCCGGCCGCTGCCGGCGACTGCCCAGGCGCGTGCCCAAGATGTCCGCGATAGACTGCCGCAGATGCTCGATGCCGGAGATGGGTTGGCCGGTGTGGCGGTCCATTCCGATCATCTAACTCACTCCAGCGGTTCGAATTCTTCGTGGGCTTTCAGGTAGCTGACCGCCTGCTCATCGGACGCGGAGACCTCGACGCAAGCCTTGGCAACCGGCAACGTCCGTCCCGATTCGGGAAGGACCAAGGTGCGCGACGTGTACACCCGGTCGCGAAATTTCATCGTCAGATCCGCCGCCCGTTGCAGCTGCGGCTGCGGCTGCGGCTGCGGCTGCGGCTGCGGCTGCTCAATACTGAGAACATCGTTTGTCTTCGCCATGATTTCTCCAGGCATGAAAAAGCCCGCATTGGGCGGGCTTGGATGGGTTAGTGATTAGTGCGAGTGATGGTTGCTGTTACCCGTGGCGTCGATGATCGAAGCGTCACTGGTGATGTTCTGCGTTACGTGTAACGCTCCGTCGATGGCCACCGCGCCGACCAGTTTGATGGCCGCTGCTTTGACCGTTGCCGAACCCGGCGTCAGCGCCACCTCAGTGCCGCCGACTTTGGCCGTCACGGCGTTATCCGTAACGACCACCTCAGCACTGCCGACCTTGATCGTCACCGTACCGGTGGGCAGGGTGATCGTGTAGCTCTTGGCCTCCCAGTCATAGACCAGCGAACCGCCGTCGTCGAAACGCCAAACCTCCACATGGTCGCGGTTATCCGGCGGCGCGCCGGCATTGCCGTACAGCCCCGGGATAAAGGTGCCCATGCCAGCCTGACCGCTGGGGTTGAACAACACCCCCTGCTCGCCCAGGCTCGGCGCCCGCCAATGCCGCGCCTTACCAGCCGCGAGGCTGTGCCAGCGCACCCAGGCGCTGGTCCACTCGCCATTCGACACTCGCACCGCCGGCCCCGTTAGATCCACCCCGACCACCACGCAGGGCATCAGCATGGCCGCGATCATGCGGTCATGCTCGGCACTGGCGTAACTCATAGATCCTCCGGCTTGACCGGACCATCGCCCGACTCAATGTCGAATATCAGCGAGCCCGGCGGCTCATTCGGCCATGGCCACTCCTCAACACCCAGGTAGAGTTGCTGAGTCCATTCCACTAACCAGACCACGTAGCCATCCAGCTCTGGCTTGGTCCAGTCCTGCATGGCCTGGACGAACTCGGCAGGTTCGACTGCAACTCCCCATGTTTGCATGCGCAGCAACACGGCCAATTGCGCCGCCAGGTGCGCGGCCTGTTGGCAGTGCTTTGGACGAATTGGATCAACAATGATCCGTGCCTCGAACTTGCAAATCAGGGTGGTCTCGCCAGTGCCGATGTCCACACCAGGTTCCATCTCGGCCAACTCGATGAACACCGCCGGGAGTGCAATACGGTCCTTGATGTTGGGCCACGCCGTCACCGCTTGGACGCCCGGCAGATGAGCCTTCAGGATCTGTTCTATTGCCCGGTAAAGCTGGTCAAGACTAAAAGGCTCGTCAGACATTAGCGGTCCCCTTCAAATACTTTTGCAGCTCAAAGTTGAATTCCTGCCTTAGGATTTCCAGCAGGCGCGCATCGGCGCGTTTAACCCAACTGTCGAAGTGCGGCCGGGCTTGTTCCAGTGACACCTTGGCTTTGGCCAGCGGAAAGCGATTGCCGTTTTCCGCAACCCACCCCGAACTGGCGCCGCCGCCGGATGACACGGTGCTGTCGGGATAGTCGTCCGCGTTGAAATGCTTGCTCGCGGTGCGAATCCAGATGTCGGGCTTGTTGCCGTAGACCTTCTTGAGAAAGGCGCCCTGGTAACGCCGACCGGCCACCGACACGCCACTGCCAGACTGCCGTGCCCGGCCGATCCGACTGGACTCGATGGCATTTAAACCGAACCACAACTTGCCGCTGGTGGCTCCGCCGGAGACCGGGTAGCTGCGCAAGCGCTGACGAACCGCCGCCACCGCAATGCGTTCCTGCCGACTGACGGCTCGGGCAATGTGCGTGCGCAGCCAACCTAGCGTTTTGTTGATCGCCCGACGTTGGGCGGCTGCGGCCGCCTTGGGCACCAACTTGGCGAAGTCCTGAAACGCCTGTAGATCGGCGACCGAGGACTGGATGGAGAGCATCCCGCCACCAGCCGATGGCTTGAAGTAGCTACCGACACTCATGCGCGCATCCTCAGGATCAAGGCGACCAGACCGTCGCCACTCGGCTCCAGTTGCAGCAGGTCGTACTCGCCACCGCCGTCCAATGCAGGCAGGTCGATGGTGACCAACAGGCCCTGCTCCAGCCCCTGCGAATCGCTGACGCGAATCTCGAATCGAGGCTCACGCAGCCCGGTGTTGAGCTTGCCGAACTTCGGCTGCAACCAGGGCGCCGCGAACATGCCGAGGACTGGCTCATCACGGCCCTCGATTCTCGCGGTGTCGCCCAGCGTTTCGAACACCACTGCGTCAACCTCGGCGATCAGATCGCGAAAGCCCACGGTCAGAGTTCCAAGAGGATCTGTGCACGCGGTCGAGTGCACAGGTGCAACGGGTTGGACTGCGCTTCACCGGCCATGCCTTTGTTGAACGGCAGCGGCTCGATCATGCTGTAGTACGGAATGCCCTGGGTGTTGACCGTCTCCATGTAGTCGGCCGGCGCAAACACCGAGATGTACAGATCCGGCACACCCTCAGGGACCAGCAACGCCTTGTCGTCGTGGACAAAAGACACACCAGCCACCTTGCCACGGTAGCGCTCCCAGATAATGCCGCCGAACTCGAAACTTTCCCGGGCATCGCCACGTAGTGCTGCAGCTTGAAGCGTGCCTTCGTAGGTCTTAACAACCGCCTTGTGAGCGATCAGCTTGCTCCAGAAATTCCTGCCACAGAAGGCGCGGGAACTGGTACTGGTCACGCTGCCCAGCGCGTCCTCTTGCATATCCAGAGCTTCGAGGCACTTAACTCGCAGCTCGGTGCTTGGATCCGCCAAGCCCATGGACAGCTTCTGACGTTGCACACCGAAGCGATCATAAAGGTCCAGCAACACGGTCGAGCCATCGGCATCAAGGATCAGGCCGTTGAGGGCACCCATGCGCTGGAACTCGTGCGTCGCGTCCAGCTGACGACGCGCTTTGGCCAGGCGGGCATTGACCACGTCTTGCACCGCCTGCAACTCGGTGCGAGTTCCGAAGGCGCGAATGCCCTGGATCTCGTCCGCCTTGATGGTGAAACGCTCCGGCAGGTGCACGGTGTTGAACGGGATCAGGTTGCGCTTGCTGGCCGCGACTACCAGGCCAGAACTCCCGCGCTCACCTGCTGGAACCAGCGCCAGGGTGTCGCCGTCCTTTTCAATCTGCACGGTCAGGGTCGTGACCCCTTCCTCGCGAAACAGACCCAACGCGCTGATGCGGCCTGGCAGGTACGGTTGCTCATTGAGTGCAGCAGTGAGCGCGGTAACGGTGAACGCTTCGTCGTCAAAAATGGCGATATCGGCCATGGGTACTCTCCAGAAATGAAAAACCCCGCTCAAGGCGGGGTGCATAAATTTGGCTGATCGGCTTATCGAACGATCAGGAAATGGGCGGCCAAGTCTTTTTCGGCGTCAACGTCGAGTCCAGTCAGGTGCGCTTCGCTGACTTCGGCCAGCCGCACAACGGCGCGACCACGGCGCACCACATCCGACTCTCCCAGCGGACCGAAGAGAATCGCCACTGCCGTCTCGCTGCCATCTTCGGCAGCCGGAGCGTACGGCGCGAATTCGCTGGTGGCCGTCACCAGGCCGAGGATCTGTCCCGGGTACAGCGCCGGGCCAGCAGCGACGTTGATGGCTTCTCGCGAGATGTTGCCCGCCCCTTCAGACAGCAGAAACTCACCGGCGTGGATCGGTTCTTTTTTGATGGTCATGGTCTTGCTCCTTTCGCGCCGTGCGCAGTGCCAGAGTGAGCAGCTTGTCGAGCGGCCCAGATCGAGGTGGGATCAGTTTGTTTGGCCAGCACCTTCGGCGCCGGGTCGTTGTCCAGCGGCAAGCTGTTGTCGATTTCGAAGCCTTTGCCGCTGCTGACAATCTTGTCGAACAGGCGCGCCCGCACTGCCGCTGCATCCAATCCAGCCGCGACGTACTCGACACTGAACTCCGGCAAACGGGCCGCCACGCAAAGATCGTTCACCGCCTTGGCACGGGCCAGGCCAGCCAGGACGATCTCTTCGCTTTCGAGCTGGGTCGAACTGAGCAGCGGTTCGACCAGGTTGCTGATCCCCGCCTCGGTGCAACGCTGAGTGATCATCAGAGCCAACTTGGTCGAGTCGACCACCGGCGGTTCCAGCGGTGGTTTCTCAACCTCCGCTTCCGGGTCCGCTTCGGGTGGCTCGTCGAGCTGGGCCAGCAGCTCAGCCGGTGCATGCTGGTAACGCTGCAACACGCCACCCTGACCGAGACAGGCCTTAACCTTGATCCCATCGCCGATTTCATCGGCAAGGCCCAGGGCCAGGGCCTCATTCGCAGTGAGCCAGGTTTCAGCAGCGACCAGCCGCCGCAATTCAACCTCATCAATGTTCGGCGCCTTCGCTTTGTAGGCCGCGATGATGGCTTCCATCGTCTGGTCGAGGACGTCGGCCACCTTGCGGAAGTCTTCGGCATCGCCGGCCGCGTAGGTCCAGGGGTTATGGATCATCAATATCGCGCTTTCGGCGATGACGACCTTGTGTGCGCCGCACACCGCCACGCTGGCCGCACTGGCGGCCAAGGCATCGATCCGCCCGGTACACCGCGCGCCCAAGCGCCTCAAAGCGTTGTGCATAGCCAAGCCGTCGAACAGGTCACCGCCGACGCTGTTAAACGCTGCGACTACTTCCGAGACGCCGTCGTCCATGGCGCGCAGATCCTGCACGAACTGATTGGCGGTCACACCCCAGGCACCGATTTCGCCGTAGACGAAGACCTCAATCACCCGCTCGGTGGCTTCGTCGCTGGCATGCACGGCGTACCAGGTTTTGTCTTTGACCTGCACCCGCTGACCAGCGCGGTTGTAAATGCGCGGTCGCGCGTTCTTGCTCATGGTTGCTCCTTGTCGTCGACGGGGACGAAAGTTTCGAGAGTGGTGTAGTTGAGGCGCAGACGCGTGGCCCGGGCCAGATCGGCGGCGTTTTCCGCGTCGACCGTTTCGGCGTCGTAGCCGGTGCGCAGGACCATCTCGCTACGCGAGGCAAAGCCCGCTTGGACTTCCATCCGCCGCGCCTGTACGTCCTGCACAGGCTGGATGTAGGCCCAACCTTGCGGCACCCAACGAGTGCGCAGGTATTCACGTCGACGCTGTGCGTAATCCTTCAGCACCAGGACACCCGACAACACGGCCATGTCCATCCAGGCCGCCCGCACCGGGCGGCAAAGTTGGTGCACGTAGACACCGAACTGCAGTTGTTCCAGCCGGCGCCGAAACTCGTTAAGCACCACGCGCAACGCCCGGTCATTGACCTCGCGCATGTCGCCGGTGAGGATCTCGTACGGTGTCCCGGTACCGGCAGCGGCAGCCATCAGCTGCTGCCGCATGAAGTCCGGATAGTTGTTGCCCGCATCCGGAGGCTTCGAGAACTCGACCTCTTCACCTGGCCCCAGCTCCTGCATGGTGCCGGGTTCCAGCGCGACCATCGGGGTGAAGCCGTCGCGATCCAAACTCAGCGGTTGGCCGGTGACTGGATCCCTTGGCATGGGGCCTGAGTCCGGTGCAGGTCGACTAATGAAGCCGGCAAACAGGTTGGCCACCTCTTGGCGAAACAGCACCGCGTCGTCGTAGTTGTCGAGACTGCGCAGGCGCTTCAGCACCGGTGACAATCGCGGTACGCCGCGCAACTGGCCAGGCTCGACCGGTTCAAAGATGTGCAGCACCTGGGCGGCCGGTACTCGCACCAGTTGGTTATAACCCGCGTTCAGCGACGAGGCATCGCGCGGATGCGACAGGTACATCCAATACGCCACCCGCTTGCCATCTGGCGTGAACTCGATCCCTGCGCGGATGATGTTGCCGGTTTTGGTGGTTTCGAATTTGTCGTGCGGCACGAACTCCGGTGCGAGTATCTGCAGCTGTAACGGTACCGCGAGACCTTCGTCCAAGCCCCGCGGCCGCAACCGGATGAAACACTCGCCCGAGGTTTCGACCGTACGAGCTGCCAGCGCTTGCTGACCATAGAAGTCGGTACGCTCATCGGCGTCCGACTCATCGACCCAGTCCTCCCAGAGTTCCTGTAGCAATTTGCGCAGGGCTTCGTCGTCGGTTTTTGGTCGCGGGGTTATGCCGGTCCCGATCAGGTTGCTGACGCGCTTATCGATCACGTTGAAGGCATACGGGTCGTTGCGAACCGCTGCCCGGGAGCGCGAACGCAGATTACGCAGTGCCGGAGTGTTGATGCTGTTGACCCCGTTGTCGGGAGCATCCCAGCCAGTGGATCGACGGCCCTCTCCGGCGCCTTCGTAACTGGCCTTGATGTTCGACGGCAACACGAATCCGTTACGGGTCAGCGTCGGATAGTGGCGGGCCATTAGACTCCTTTGCCTCCGTGGTACAGCCTGACCACACGCGAGCGCGGCCCAGCAGAGTTGACCAGCGAAGTGCGGATCTGATCGCGCGCCTTGAGCAGTTCGTCAATGGTGCGGTATTCCACGGTACGGTCGGTGTAGCGCACGACTTTTTCACCACGTGCGATGGCCGCCTCAACCGCGTCGAGGTGCTTTTGGGTAAAGGACATATCAGCGTCTCTTCAGATAACCGCTGGTGGAGCTGCGGCGTTGAGGTGGCGGTGCTGTCGGTCGCAATGACACGATCGGAGCATTAGGTTGTGGAGCCGATTGTGGTGCAGCAACTGGTGTACCCGGTCCGGTGACACGTTCGCCTTGAACAGGCTTGATGCCCAATGCGTCGTCGAACAGACCAGACTGCGCCAGGGACTGACGCACTCGCTCCCAGTCGTGTTCCTTGTAACGGTTGAGGCCCAGGTAATGCGCCATGGCCAGGCAATACACCATCAAGTCGAGTGCTTCGTTACGCTCGGCCTTGCCCTTGACCCATTCAATGCGCTTGTGCCCGCGTATGTAGCGCGCAACCTTGCGCTCCGCGACGCACTGGTCGAAGAAATCGTCCGGCAGGTCATTGGCAAAGTGCAACGCACCTGGCCCGGAAGGGAACGAGTAACGGTTGTAGATCCAATCCTTGGCCGTGTCGGTACCGACGAACCACAGCTCGGCGCCGTTGCGTTCGGTCTGGCCCTTCCAGGTCACATCAACCATCGACGGGCGCTGAGCAATCACCGGCTTACCGGGTTTACTCGCTCCCTTGATGGCGAACACATTCCGCCAGCGGCGAACGCGGCAAAACTGGTAGACCTCATCGGTGTGGTGGCCACCGGAGTCGACGGCTACCGCGAGAATGCCAAGCCCGACACCGCAGGGATGGCGATATTTGGCCTTGAGCAATTCGTCCAACGCCGCCCAGGTGCGTTCATCTGCGGGATCGCCCGAGACTACTTGGTAGTCCACGACCCAGCGCTCCATGCCGACGCCCCAGCCCATGGCCATGAACTCCAGACGGTTGGCCTGAACGTCCACAGAACCGGTGATCATCAGCACCGCCGCCGACAGCGAGCCGAGGGTGAA